TTTTCAAACAGGTCTACAAGTCCAGAATGTGGGTTCATGCCCGTCTCGTAAGGAATCTTCACTTGCACACCTTCAAAAGGTTTTGCATAACGAGTCTTCATTACTTTACATCCTGCACGAATACCTCTGACATCAGAAATCTTGTTACCATCATCATCTTCTTTCAGTTTCATCTTTTTCATAGCAACAACGATACTTGATGCGTAGATAAATCCTTGACCACCTGATATCTTGTCATCTGGGTCAAACATATCTTGTGATGCGTATGTGTGATTGGTTGCGACGAGTCCAACATTGTAACTGCCGAACATATTAACTGTGTTTCTTACTAAAGATGTAAGTGCTTTGGGTTTTCGACCCATATCTCCTTTCATGTCACCTTTTTCAAACTGTGCAACATCAGTCGGTGTTAGCATCATACCCAGTGAATCAATTACAAACAGAACTTTGGGACGTTCCTCTTCTGCCATCGCTTTGTAATCTATCATAAAGGTTGATATAGTTTTTGCTACATCGTCGATCATACTCATACTAAGTTTAATTAACTTTTCTGGGCTAGTGTCAACTTGCAAAGCCTGTAACCAAGCCTCATCAAGTGCATTCTCTGTGTCAATTAAGACTACAAAGATACCTTGATCTTGTGCTGACTTCACTATGTTGCCGGCGGCAAAGTATGATTTACCTGCGCCTGATTCGCCTGCAAAGACTGTTACTTTTCCTAAGGGGACTCCTTTATGAAAGTCTCCACTGATTAAATAATTAAGTGCATATGAGCCAGTACTGATCCAGTCTGTTGGATCATGAAATCCTACTGAAAGTCCTTCAATGGACTTTGTTATGTCTTTCCTAAATTTCGACACATCAAATGGTTTAGCCAAAATATTCTCCTATCGGTTAGATTGTTTTTTTGGAATTGTTGGTTTATCTAGTAACTCTGGGCAACTTTGTAAAATATCATCTAAATCAAAATCAGTAGGAAAATGTCTAAGTGCGGCTTTGGCCCTATCTCTAACGAGACTTGGAACTCTTGGAGTCTTGCCTGGGTCGCATAATTCTTCTAATAATTTTTTGCCTTGTTTGAGAGCCCTGAATCTTTCTTCTGGTAAGGTCATTGTTTTTCTCCTGCAAAATGGGGGAAGTTGCCTTCCCCCGATAACCATATTAATCAGTACGTTGTCTTGCACGAATCATTGCTAGAATGTCTTGTGCTTTATCACTTGAAGTACCTGGATCTTTAACAGGTTCAGCACTTGGGGTTTGAATATTTGCCTCAGGTTCAGCTGGTGCCTGTGATGCGGCTTGTGGTATAGCCGCCTCTGGTAGTGGTGCAGGATCTGCTGGTGTTGCAGGTGTTGCAGGTGTTGCAGGATCTGCTGGTGCCGCAGAATCAGATTTTGAGGCCTGATCTGGTAGTTGCATACCATATGGACGATAGTATGCTCCCCACTTCTCAAGATCATATGGAAGACCATCAACTGATGCTTCAAACATTTCTTTGATAACACGTAACTCTGACTCACTTGGCTTCTTGGGTAAGAATTCTTTTAGATCCCATAGACCATGCGCATCGACAGCCGCTTGTTCTGCTTCAGTCAATGCAGTCTCTTTACGAGACCAAGACGAAGTTGCATAATCAGCATACTCACCTTTCTGCGTCTTTCTGATATTAAAATCAAGACCACGCAGTGAATCAGTTGGCATTTCTTCAATCTCAGTATCCATTAATGATGCTTTGATACCAGCAAAGATTTGTGGTGCAACAATGAATCTACGAATTGGGTTCGCAGGAGTCTCGTCCTCTCCGATCGGATTTTGACGTACAAACCCTTGGAAGATGTAAGTACGTTTCTTCCAATATTTCCCTGCCATAGCTTTTAATGTTTCGTCTTTGTACCAAGGACGAACTTCTGCGAGTATAGGACAGTTGTCTCCAAACATTTCTACGCAAGGAACTTGCACAGTGGTGTGTTTTGAGTTTGTATCACCTTTTATACCATTAAATGGTAGTTTGATGATTTGACGTTCGATCCAAAAGAATGCGTTCTCTGGATCGCCATCGGGTAGGAAGCGCACAGTTGCTAATGCACCTACGTCTATATTCCAATGTGGATATATCGCCCCGTCAGATTTAGGGGTATTAGTGTTTGTTTCTTGTTCCGCCAGACGGGCACGGATGTCAGCTAGACTTGCCATACTTGTTTCTCCTTTGTAATATGCTTTAATTTTAGCTTTCGTTTAGTAGTCGTAAGACCGAAGTCTCACTTGTGTAGTTTTATTCAAAACAGTATCTAACACATTTAACTATTATACACTAATAGCTACCTGTGTCAATATGTATTTATCCCGAATTTACCCGTTTAATTATTTTTTAATAAGGTTGGTTGGTTGGTAATTCAAACCATTGGCCTGGATCGTCCATCTTCATATAGTATTTAAAATCATACTTTGTCTTGTCTTTCCAATCGTATATCTCACTGAATCTGTTTTCTAATATATAAGTCTTGCCGTCAATCACGACACCACATACTAGATGATCTTCGCCTGTTTCAGTTACGCAATATGCAATAGACACCTTTTTTCTATCGATGCCTTCTCTGATTAATAGTTCTGCGCAAGTGTTAGCAAATCCGTCACAATCATCTTTAAAGTCGTTGCCAGCCAATACTTCTTTAGCATGACTCGTCCAATGTTCGGCCTGCATGTATTGCTTATCATCGTGAATATAGGTGAATTTACTTTCGACTAGTTTGTGGACTTTGATTGCTATTTCTTTACTCATTGGTTAAACGTTGGCTGGTTTTACGACAAACCAAGAAAAGAATCGTCTCAACCAGCTGGAATTGGTTATAAAGGTTAATCGGTCGATCTCGTTTTGCATTTCAAGTAGTACCGTACTGATTGCATGGTGATCGATTAATAAAGGTTTTCTAAGTCCATGTAGTGTATGTAATTGTTTTAGTCCTACTGTATCGATTTGGTGTGCCTTTCCGAGACCTAAATGCATGTGCGGATTAGTGACGATTACTGTCGCCCCTATCTCTTTGGCTTGGTTAACCATACTAGTGGTCTTGCCTGTTCCTTTAGGTGAATCTAATAACACTGCTAATTCTCTATAGTTTACGCTCATAAGTTGTCGCTCTCGGTTGTGTTGTCTATCTCATCGTCTTCGACATCGCATAATAGTGATTCTGGCTCACGTTCACACATTTCTTTCTGTCCTATTAGACGAATATTGACTGGTCTCCCAGCCATTTCTGTAAAGGCCGTATCGCCTTTGGGGATAGTAGCACAATTAGTTAAACTAAATGCTATCAGAATGGAAAATATAAATTTCATATTCTGATGTTTTTGATAATATTGAGCAAGTCATTTGCTTCGTTTAGATCGAAATCAATATCATCGATCTCTTCTTCTTTCTCACCTGCAGGATCATGGTGTTGTTCAGTGCCTGGGATAAACTCATAGCTTCCGCCGTCATCATCCTCAGCCCATATAGTACCGTTTCCATCAATATGCAAGTAGTATGATTGTCCTCTGAGGATTACAAGATCACCTTCTCCATATTCTATCTCGTCTTCTTTCAAGGGATCTGCACTTTCTTCTGCACCAACCAAGTCACCTACTTTAGCAGGCTTACCTTTAGTCTTGCCTGTATTCTTCCACTGACCAGCTGGTCCTGTTTTAAAATGTCCAGCAAAGTCCATGCCACCTGCGCTCGTTTCATCAACACTAGCTTCTTTGGTATGGCCCGACAACTTTCTAATCTCAGACAATTCATTGTCCTCTTGCATGCGAGCAGAGGATACTGCATTCCGGTATTCTTTATATGATGCTTCTAGTTCGTCCTTACTGCGATTATCTGTCGATACTGCATCTTCGCTCTTGTTTTCGCTACACCAGTCTGCAAAACTTAATGGGGCACCGTCAGTGTGGACAGTATAACCATGCGCACCTGTTTTCGTACCAGATTCATCTACTTTAGAACCCCTGGCAACTCTGTCTATATAGTAATTAGACTTCATTTTGTAGCCGTGTCTCCATGCCATTTGTTTTAGTTCTTCACTTGATTTGCTACCGAGAAGTTTTGCTAATTCAATATCTGACATACTAGCCAATCTCTGTTTGTTTTTAATAACAGACGAAGGCATGCCGGCCTCATCTAAATTGTCATCAAATTCGTGATTTATAATTTTTAATTTTGCTACACTTGGGAAAAAACTTCTATCAGTGTCTGTATAGATTCTTCCTGATGATGCTGTGTGTCTAGGTGCTTCGAAGCCTATTACTGTAAGAGGATCTCCTCTAAAGTCTTTGGTATGATACGGCAAATCTACTTCATTACCTTCCATATCAACTAATATAGGTTTGTATTTTTTGGGTGCATCTTCACGATCATCATCGAAGTCTTCTTCTTGGAACTCGTTAAGACTCTCTGCGGCCATGCCTATAATCCCACTTAATGCTTTACCTATTGAAATTTTGCTATCCATATTATCAGCTCCTGAGGGGTCTATCTTCCCTCTACCAAATGTACCAATCTGCTTCTTCATTTCTCTCTCGGCTGCCGTTGCGGCAGTACCTACTTGAGCATACCCTTCACGTTGTAGGTATTGCTCAAGAAACCGTATTTTCTTTGCTGTGTTGGCGTCCCCGTGCTTACTTTTTCGGTATTCTGCCTTCAGTTCTAACACTCTTTGTTTAACAAGAAGCTTAATACTGCCTTCATCATCTGAATATTGCTTTTCCAGGTTAGCGACAAAAGCTTTAACGTCAAATTTGGAAACCGATTCTTCTTTTAAATTAAGTTCTCCTTGCAAAGCAAGTTCACCCTGTGTCGGTTTTTTCTCATCACGAGCAGACGCATTAATTGAATCATAATCTTTGGCAAATTTGGGGTGTTTCTTTGTAAATTCTTCTTTGCTCATTTCTTGAGCATCTATGTGAATTTCAGACATTGCCCCTTCTTTCAGGTCGTCTTTCGCACAGTCGCACTTGGTGCAACTCGCATCACACGTGCATTTGTCTTTTGGTCCACATCCACATGCACAACCAGAATCTTCTTCAAGTGACGCTGTACTATGAGTAACATCTGCTAGATAAGCATCAATGCCTGCCGTTGACTTTAATTTCCAATGATCCGCGGCTTTCTTAACGGCTTCGTATGAAGATGACGCATGACATTCGTGTCTGCCTTTTCGCGCATGTACGCAAATGTATGGACGCTCTTCTTGCGCTTCGGTAATCTCCGTGATTCCTTTAGCCCACTGATCTAACTCATTGACTTCTTCAATTTCATTAATGATGCCACTGTTTAATCTGTTTAGAATAGGTAAAACACTTTCAATTCGTGGATCAATTGTGTCTTGTGCAAACATCTCTGCGATGCTGGATGAATCACTCTCATCTTCCATTAATGGTGGAGTCCAAGACTCGAAGTAATGATTGTAACCTCTATGACTTTGCATTCTTTGCAATGATTCTTTTAATGATTTGTGATGGTTGATGCCTTCTGCTATCAGTTTCGCAACTGATTCATTAAATTGTCCTTTCCGAGTGGCGCGGACAAATCCCGCCATTTTAGTGTATTCTTCTACTAATGCAGTGATGTGCTTACCACGTTCATCATAAGGTGTTCCGCCTTCTGCTACGTGTCTACCATAGACTCGTGCAATGCCAGGCATTCTAGTAGGGACCGCAAATCTTTCACCTTCTGTATTTTCTACGAAGATTTTCTGTACATTTCTCCAACGTTGTTCGCCTTCTTGTACTGCTCTATCATGCTGTATAACAACTTTTACATTTGGTATGTTGTCGTTGTACGAAGTTGTTTTGTTGACTGCATGATACGCTTCATTTGTTTTTTCTTTCATTTTATAATGTTCCCTTTGCTTCATGTCACCGTTTATCTGTTTTGGATTGTCTATCAAATCGAATGATAATTGTTTATCCATTGCCCATTTTTTTAGGTGTTTTATTAAGCCATACCAGGAGTCATCGTATTCTACTCCTTTTGTTTGGCCTGGAGGACTTTCCGAGACCTTAGTATCGTAGTATATTTTTAATTGTGATGCTTTGTCGATGGTTGCCCAGCATTTGCCGTAGTTTTCACCGTCTTTAATGAATTGAAACTCTATTATTTCTGCAAGTTGTGGATTGGTTCTCTCATTATTTGCATCCTTAGGTACTGGCTTATAACCTCGCACATCTAAGTTTTTGAAAAGTCGTGTATTGTATGTTTCTTGATCTATGGCCATAATACTATTTATCTCTTTTAGTGAATCACTGCAAAGAAAGGCAAAGGCATAATTATTTCATCATGGTCGCGCATATGCTCGCTCAAATCGCCGTGATAGTCTGTTATGTCTTGCAATATTCGAACGACCAGCAACGTAGCCATTATTAAATCATCGTTGTCTCCTATTTTAGCGGCATAACTGCCACCAGATGCAACAAATGTTTTTAATTCACTAATTAAGGCACTGCTTTTTATTGTCATCTTCTTACTTTCTATCAATGTCTTGAATTTAGCACACGCCGGAAGTTTAGATTTGTTTGTTGTAGTATATCCTTTGCGTTTTTTTCCTCTCTCACTCATCATAACACCTGGAATGTTAGATTCCCCGAATTCATTGAGTGAAACAAGTGATGCCTCACCAATAGAGTTGTTCTCTATTGAATAATAGATGTTATTGGGTTGTTCCGTTTTCTCTGCAATGTGAGAAGTAATCTGTGCCAGCAATTTAATTTGACTGGGGATATCGGTCTTGTTATCCTTCCATTCTCCTATCTGTGTCGTGGTGTTTGCTTCAAAGATTTCAATGGCTGCTGGATCACCACCAGTACCCAGTGAAGGATCTAAGCCAATTACATATATCATGTCTTTCTTAGGTTGTTGGAACCAACGTATCTGTCCCATACGATGGATAGGGTCAACCCCTTCCATCACAAACAAGGAATTAGGATTAATAAGTGTTTCGTCTGAGATTAAGAATTCACATCCTATCTCACGGTTAAATCTGTCCTCCCCAATCATTGCGCGAAGTTCGTCTGCCCATTTTTCGTCACGTCCAGGTTGCTCATTCCAGTATGATCTAAACGGTTTGAAACCATTAACACCTAGTTCAGTTTCGTCGCCTTGAGCATTGATATTTTTATTAGCTTGTTTCCAAATCAACGCAAACTGATCTTCGTCCGAATTCGGAGTAGATGTAATGATTGCTTTACCACCTGTTGCTAGTGTTGGGGTAATAGAAGTCCAGAACTGCTCCGCAATTGTGTTTCTAACGAACGCAAACTCATCTAAGTATAGAAGTGTGATAGACATACCACGACCTGTGTTCTCAGTAGTCGTTGCTGATACGATGCGAGAGCCGTTCTCGAAGTCTATTGACCCTTTGTTGTAAGTGGTAACTCCTGCCTTAATATGCATAGGACATGCTTCATATGCATACCTTATGCGTTGCATAATCTCTTGTGAACCTGTGTACTTGTGAGCCGCAATAAGAATCGTAGCATCTGATATAAACATTCCATACCAGAGCAAGTAACCTGCGGCTGAGGTAGACTTACCTGACTGTCTAGGCATCAATGCAATAGAATAACGATAATTATGATATACATCGATTAAACGTCTTTGGTATTCATATGCCTGATACTGAATACCACCCTGAGTCGGATGCTGTATATGGAAGAAGTTATCCATAAAGTATACATAGCCATCATCAGGATCACAGCATTTTACAAAATCTTCAAGTTGTTTTTGGTCTTTGAAATGCGTGTCTTTATAGGGTGTTTTTACTAACTCTTCAGCAGTATTTTGATGTAATTTACTCA